ATCAGCAGATGAAGCGGCATTATCAATAGCACTATAAGTCGTGCCACTAGAATCTGAGACTTTACCACCTGTTAACAATTTACCAAAGTCTGGACTTGTTCCGTTTGTTGCCTGATAATCCACCGAACAAGAAACGGGACCACCAGTTGGTCTATCTACATAATAAGTCCCCTGTTTGCTAACTAGCATTAAAACAGGATCGCCAATTGAAGTTCCAAGCGGGACAAAAACGTTCTGATCTGCTGTTGGAATTTTCCCACTTAACGCCGTCCAAATAGCGTGCCCCTTGCTTGCTGCATTATCAAAGAACGCCGAGCACGATAAAGTCCCATCTTTCAAACCTGCCAATCTTGCAGTAGCTGCAAGATCCAAAGTTGTGACATCTGTTAGTGCTTGATTTGAACCGATCCCACTTAATGCCGATACATCGCCACTTAAGTCAGTGCCTTCGACATAGATTCTTGTGTTTAATCCTGATGTTTTGACCATGTCATTCTTCCTTTTTTAATGTGGCTGTACCACGTCTTACGAGAAAGTCCCAATTCGTCTCAGGTGGACAACTTTCGGGATCGTCACCTTTTGATATTTCTAACCCATCGACAAAAAATGTTTCTGTGATTTTGTCAATTTGTTCTGCTTTAATTCTAGACGCCTTAACTTTAGGACGGCCTTTGTACTTATTACTCGCCATTTCGTCTGACCTCTTCTTCTTCATATGATACGCGTCTACTTGTAAACCTACCCGTACTAGGATCACGCGACAAATTAAGATCCTTAAGTAGCGATGCCGATTTAGATCCAAATTGAGAAGCTACAGATCCCTTGATAACAGATAAGAAAGCACTGGCTGCGGTTGCTACCACAACAAGCAACCAACTTAAACCGATTTCATCAGAAACCTGGGTAGCCACAATTACCCCGACAGCAGCTTGGATCGCTGTTGATGCCGCGCGTTCAATAACGTCTTTTAATGATGCTAAAAATTTATCGACCATACCTTCCCCCATGTGCAATTAACCGCAAACCTAACAAAATAAGAAAGGTCACGAATATACCAAATTTAACAATCATTACAATGCCTCAAGTGCTGCTTCTAATGAGCCATATTCTTCAATCATGCGCTTAAGTGATGCGGCTGTTGCTACATCGTTAGGATGTGGTGGTTCCTCGTAATGCGCTGCCTTGAGAACTCCGTCAGATATGTTCGGTTCATCGTCAACGATAACTTCCAAGGTGTCTTCTGCAACGCCTAAAGATGCAGCGGCATCTCTTAAAACTATTGCCGGATCCATGTCTGCGGAATCTACACAGAACAAAGTAGTCCCGAATTCATCCGCTAACCAGTTTCCTGTTGCCTTTTCTCGAACATAATATTTATGATGTGACATTATTTCTCCTTATGTCATCGCTACAACGTATACATCTTTCACGTATACAGTACCGGATGAAGCTGGGAAAGCCGTGATGTTAATTGCCGTAATTGGTGAAGTTGTTCCTAATGCGGAACCCGTTCCAGCCGCATCGGCGTTAATCGGTCCAACTACATTAGCCCCCGGACCAGCCACTCTTTGCGCAAAGAAGTCAGAACCGTTCACGTTATAATTCGTATCAAAGTTTGGAAATGCAAAAGCATAACCAACACCAGTTGTAACGCCTCCCGCCGTATAAATGAAACCAAGGTTATAGCCCGCAGTACTTTCTACATCTGTAGTACCTGCTGATGTAGTGTATGACCAAGATACATACTTCGATCCGCCTGTGATGTTCACATCACGCCAACGGCACATAATATAAAATGGCTTAGTAATTGACAGCCCCGTGATGGCTGTAATTGTGGCCTTTGATCCACCAGACAATGAATTCTCAGTTGTCGAAGATCCGACAACTGACCAAGCACCACCACCACCAGCGGTAGCCCATTGAGGTGCTGCACTCACGCCCTGCGCGGTCAGCACTTCCCCCGCGCCGCCAAGGGCAATTTCTTGAACGTCTCCGCTGCCATCTGTGTGGAATGTTTTCCAAGTCCCGCCGTTGATATCTGTCGCCGTTATATTTCCAAATGACGGGGCAGATGTTGCGCCGCCACTCTTCAAAACAGTGTTGGCTGCCCCCAAACTTAACTCAGTCACAGCAGAAGAATTATTGCCATAATATACTTTGTTTGCCGATGTTGATAATTCCGTTGATGCAACATTTGACCACGTTGGATTTGACGTTGCTCCCGCGCTTTTGTATACGGTGCCAGATGCGCCTAAGGCAACCTCAGTTAGCGCGCCAGATGAGTTCGTAAAAAGTGACTTGTCATTTCCCCAACCTGTCAATTCTGACGCTGCAATTGTTCCCCACTCAGGAGCTGTTGCCCCGCTGTTTGTTTTTAAAACGTTGGAAGCGCTGCCGATTCCTAATCGACTTACTGCATTGGCTCCCGTGCCGTAGACGATATCGCCAGCAGTTGTGACTTTGCCACCTGCTGTTTCAATAATATTGCCGGATGCGCCAATTAGATTGTTCCAAATTGTGGCTGTAATTACTTGCCCAGTAGTGTAGTCAGCCGGTGTTGTCCATGCCATATTTTTCTCCTCTTATGGTGTTATTGTTGTATCACCTAGAACCCATACGTCAAGCGTTTGGGTTGTTTGGATATACCAATTGCCATTTATTTCCGAATTTTCAACAGAAGCGTCATTGACTTGGATTTGACTAGCATTACCAGAAAGCGCGGCATCACCTAATAACGCGGAGCGAATACCCGCGATCGCGTTCCAGGTTTCAAGTGTCACTTTTTCGTTTGTCGAAGGGTCTAAACTAGCAGGGTGCCAACTTCTAATAGTCACTGTCGTAATTGTTGATTCATCACCTAATGTCCTCATGGGTTCAATAACAGATAAACCAGAAACCCAAAACGCACACCAAGGCACAGCGGGTATGTTCAGGGGTTCACCACGGCTCACTGCTACGAAGGAAGGGGACATACCTGTAACAGTACCCAGAAGCGTGTCAATTGTATCCAGTACGCCGGCTCTGCTCATCTGAGAACCCGCATGACTTCATTACTCCAAACCTTCAAAAGTGGAGACGCGCTTCCTGTTAACATATCCGCTGTCTTTTTAAACATGGGATTGCCTTTTAGTGAACGCTTAAAAGGTTGGGTCGATTTACGATATAGGAATTTTGTCGATGTCCGTGTTTTGAATTTCAACGCTTTGCTTTTGCGGGGGCGGATCTTTTGTGCTGATGCACTCCTGCCATTTTCAACGATTCCCGCATAGGGTACGTCAGAGCCATATGCAAAACGACCAGGAGCAATTATTGCCTTAAATGGGTTAAAAACTTTACCGCGTATTCCACGACTAAGATGTGAAGTCTTTCTGCCACCAATAACATTTGGCGCGGGGCTTGGTTTGTATCCTTTTTTTATATTTGTCTCAGCAAGTAGGACGGTTTTTTTCATTGCTTTTGTATAAGATAACGCCAAGTTGACTTTAAGCTGAGGATCAAAAATAGGACCTTTTGTTTTAACGCGCATTAGAAAGTGACCCCCGCTGTTGCAGAGTGTGTCGCAAATGAATCAATGTTATGTAGGATCGTGCGCCTTTCACTTTGCACACTGGAAAAGGTAGCACCAGAAATTGTAATCTCATCTTGCAACCCACCAACACGGTCAACCCATGATAAGCGGCTTAAATCTAGACAAGTCTGGGTTAGTGTTGCGGGGTATGTGAAGACATAAACCTGATCTGTGTTTGCATGGGTTGTTGCCGTTGTACCGGCAACGCCACGTTCCACTGTTAAAGTATTTGACGAAATTGATTCAATGTACATGGCTTCACTGTTAACAAGAATAGTCTGCGCTGCTGATAAATTGCTAGCATCAGTAGTCACTATGGTTTTCGTTGTTGTAGAAGTAACTGCGCCGTTTAATGTGGTATCACTTGTTTTGTTATTTTGCCAACCCCAGGTTCCAACAATCGAAAGAACTTTTTGACCAACCTCTGAAAATGGATCAGTATTAGATCCGGCATCCTTGTATTTCATCCCAATAAATGGCGAAGCAAATCCAACAGGTAAACCAGAATATGGCGTAAGAACGTAGTCAGTATTTTCCACGAGCGCAGTCGATGTTGACCGATCTGTTCCAGAATAAAGTGTGGCACTTGTTACAGAAACCAACCAAGGCAAAGACATTCGTGATGGGTACAAACCATTCCACAAGACATCCCTTGGATCGTCAAGTAAGGTTCCGGAACCTTCGTCGAATTCAATGGTTGCATTTATGGGACCAAATGAGCCTTGATTACCACAATAGGCTTCAATTTCCCGCGTTGATACTTCCAACAATCGTCGGATGCTTGCAGCATCACCTGTCCAACTGGAACTGTACGAGGTTGTTGCCAACCAGTTTCTAAATTCAGATTCTGACGCTAGTGTGTACGCGACCATTATTTATTTTTTTTTGCCTTTAATTCTTTATTTGCTGAGGTTTCGACTTTCTTAAAAAAAGTCGCGTATTGCTTCGCTTGCTTTTCTGTTAACTCTGCTGTATCTCCAATTGCAAATTTATTGCCACCATATCCTGCGGCATCTTTTTTGCTGTTGATGATATCACCAGCACCAATTGTGACGTTTTTAATTGCTTTATATGTTGTCATTATTTTTTCCTTTTTTCTCGGGGGTTGCTACCACAACCCCCAAAAAAACTACATACCTAAACGTTAGGCTTGGACACCTATCACAAAGGCAGACGAGTTACTGGTAGCACTGCCCATCCTATAAGTGAATTTAAAACCGACAAGTCCAGCGTCCCAATAAACCTCATCTGAACGACTGACTGTGAAGCCTGTCCTTTCAAATAAATAGACCCACGACCAGTCACCAAACAAGACGTTGGTCTGACCTGTCGTGACAGCAGTACCTAAACCGTTTCCGGTGTTATCGTCTTGTAAATAGCGCTTGCCTAAAAGCCATTCTGACGGCCCTTGAGTAAGACTATCTAACGCATGAATTCCCGCTGCCGTACCTGCTATCGCCGCGATTGCCGCAGCAATCTGTGACGTTGAAATGAACACCGCATTGTCAGAGTCGCGGAAGTCAGCGTCAATTTGATAGTACAAATTTGTCAAGTCAGCAGCCGTTATGGATGCCGCATTGGCAAAGGTGTATTGAGAGACGCCTACTCCACCAGTCATTACGCCTGCCCAGGCACCAGTCCCGTTCAACAATTTGACGTTCTGATATTGACCGGCTGCCTTACGACAAGCCCCTGCTAGAAGGTCGGGGACATTCATTGCCTCGTCTGCCAAAAGCTCATCCGAGACTTGAATAAGTGACCCTGACTTTTCGAGACTATAACTGACCTGTCCAATCGTCGGTTTTACGGCTCCTGGTGCAGTGGCTTCAGTCATGGCTGCCCATGTAACGGCTGCCATAGAAGGAGCGTAGCCGTCCTTCCCTGTGACACGAATATTGGTCGTTCTGTCTCGTAGCGTGCCTCCTGGCTTGCCTTGATATAGTTCGACGTTGCGGGCAATGAATTCCTCAGGGACATAATAACCGCCGTCGGCATCTGTACCTTCCGTCATTTGTTTAATTGCCCACTCTGGGGAATTTAGACGAAAGTCAGTTTCTGATTTTTTACTTGACCAGATCCTAAATGCGTCCGTGTATCTTTGCGCTTCGGCTTTTACATTTTCGCCAACATGATCCATGACATATTGGGGTTGTGCAGCAGCTGGCATATGACTTATGTAATTTTGAGGTCGATAATTAGGATCATACTTTGATCCTTTTCTCTCTTCCTCTTTTTTGACTATTACCATTTCAGCAGGACTTGGCGTTGCTTCAATGCGGGTGGCATCTAGGTCACGCGTATCTGCTTGAAGAACTTTTATTTTGTGTTCTGCTTCATCAAGGTCTGCCGCATTTTTTAGAGACGTTTCCGCTTCTTGTGAATACTTGATCGCTTGTTCTGCATTACCTGCGTCTAAACTTTCTTGTGCCTTAATGGTTGACGCGTGTGCATCATCCCTAAGACGGGTTGTTTCTTGTGACATTATTTTTTTCCTTTTGTTTGTGTTTTTAACCACGCTAATTTGACACGTGCAACTTCTCGCGCGGCTGCGGCTTTGATAGCGGCAGCGGCTTGTTGCATCGCGTGATCTTGTGTGGTGTCTATATCTTGGGAATATATACCAGTCGTCTCGGTCTCGTTTACAATTGATTCATAAACGTCATGAGTACTGCACGGCATATATATAGTTTCGCCTTCATCATTTTCGTCATAAATGTGGATCCCTGAGCAACCTAATTCGTCTGCGCGATTTCGTGCTTCTGCTGCTGTTGTGTATTTATCCGGTTTACCTGGTACGACTGCTTTTTCTGGCGCTACCGATTTAATCGAAATTGTAGCAGTCCCGGGACTGGAACCACGAAGCACGGCAGAAATTTCGACGAGTTTCACTTCTTTAATATTTGTTACCTTTACCCCATCCGGATCGGTAACATAGTCAAGCGCACCTTCTGGAACATTGAAGCCGACAGACCATTGCGCAACGGCACCGAATTTTACGTCTTCATATGCGTCTCTGCCTCGCTGTGTTTTTAAATTAAAAAGCATTTCGGCGTATAACGCGGAATGGTCTGACATTCCGATTTCGTAACCATCTAAAACCTTGCCAACAACCTCCAAAGAATCATGCCCCCACAATACCGCGATCGGTTCCTTTTCTAAGTTCTCCATTGAGTTATCAAAAGCACCAGATAATAACCGATCACCATCAGCATCGACAACACCCAGGGAATTGACCAATGCCGTGACTGTTCCAGTTTCATCGTCAAAGCTTTTTACTTCTAATTCACTCGACAACTTTTTACGTAAATCTAATACTGCCATTTTTTACTCCGTTTTTAGTTGGGTTATTGGTTCACTCATTCTAGCAATTAGCTGGTCGGGGTTTTCCCCTCTTTCTATTGCAGGAACAAAGTCTAATATACAATTGGGATGAGCCAATTCTAAAGTTGA